CCACATAAACTATTTACAGTGTAATAAACATCATAATTTCCTGATGATGAATAATTTAATGTAATAGTACCATTAGCATTTACAGTATAATATTGTGAATTACTACCTGATAATACAACAGATCCTGTGTCTAAAGCACAAGATCTAGAAATATCATTTTGTAAAATATTAATTGTTTTAACTGATGTATTTGAAGTAAGAAAAGTAGCTATATTATCTACTGCTACAGGAGGAGAAGGAAACATACCTTGATAATCAGGATTAGTAATTACTGCTAACCCATGAGCATAAAATACATTTCCTATATGAATGCTTCCACTATATATATTACCATTACCATCATCTTTCATATCATAAACAGATGAAGATAATCTAAATGAACTAGGTAATATTTTAGAACCATAAATTTCTTGGTTTACAGCTAATACTTTTATACTTGCACCAGCACCTGTTGGGAAATTCTTTACTAAATTCGGATTAATATTATAATCAAAATAAGCGCCTGTAGGGCGTTGTTGTGATGCTGATTGGTAAGTATTAAGATTAAACATCAAAGATGATGTATCTAATAAACTACCACTATATGCTTGATAAAATAAATGGTTTATAGAATTATAAACTAATCTTTCATATTGTCCATTAGTAATAGGATCAGCAGCATAATTATTAAGTGAAAAGGTACCTGTTATAAAAGTACCATTGTATATATTAAAATAACTGTTACTAACTGATGGACAACTGGAAGGCAAAACCCACTGCTTATTAGCAGCATACGGAACCGTTGTGATGTCAGCTTTGTTTAATTTTTTGAACGATGACATGCATTAATAATCTAATTTGATCCTAATTAAGGCTTCTTTAGTAAAGTCTTTTACTAATGGTTTACTTAATTTAGCTACAGCTAATAACTCATTATTATCATTGTACATACCAACTGTAGTAATGAATGTTTGTGGGTTATTAATCAATGTAGTAAATAATAAATTACCATTAGCATCTATAATAGATGGGTTAGTTGTATAGTTAAAATCACCATTCTTTACTCTTGTGAAGAAGAAACGAGATGATACTGTTTCTTGAGAGCGCAATTGGAAACTACCACTGCTGCTTCCAGAAACTATAGATCTCCATAATTTTAAATGGTTATCTTGAGCAGAAGCAGTAGTTAAATTAGCTGCTTGGATATATGGGGTTAATGATCCTGAAGCATTTAAAACTATAAAGCCTAAATCAGGCAACATTATACCATAATATGTTGTAGCAGCACTACTTGTAAAAGCATTACCATTACTTCCACTAATAATGTAGAATATTCTATTTTCACCAATAAAGCGAGTTAATGAAGTAGTATTGCTATCATCAGTTAATTTAATAGCAGCACTTCCACTTATTAAAGTTAAATTTAAAGAACCAGGTTGAATGGATTCTTTATAACGAGAACGAGCAATATTGATTACATAAATCTGTTGAGCAGTTGTAACACCACCATCAAAGCTGAAATTTTCAGTTTCAGTACCATAAACTAAATTTCTATACTGACCATAAACAACACGGGATGGAGAATATCCTGGAACTGTTAAATTAATAGGTACTGAACCAGATCCTGCAATGTGACCATACTGGATATCAAATTGTACTTCAGATCCTGTTAATGAAGGATTTGCATTGTACACATCTAAATAATATTCTGTGTATCCACTAGCTGTGAAGAAAGTAGATAAAGTGTAAGCTTCATTAATCCACATAGGTCTAACTACGCTTTCGGCACTAATTACTGAATCTTCTTCGTTATATCTTACAAATGACATTTTTAGTTTATTTTAAGTTTTAGATGGTTGATACCTTTTGAATATTAATAGGAATGGTAATTCTAGCACCACTGTCTCTACCAACTACAGTAATTGTAGTAGCTAATGTAGTTAATGAACTACCAAACAATGTATTGATTGTAGTACCAGTTAATGTGAACGAAGTTCCAATTTCAGATTTAGATAACACAGCGCCAGTAGTTGTAGCTAATTCTGTAGTTCCTACTGTAGTTGTTGTTATACCTGTGCCTGTAAATGATGATAATAATCTAATATCAGCAATAGTAGCTATATATCCGTTAGCTTCAAATGTTGAAGTAGCACCCAAATAGTTTAATGTTTGAGGTGTAATTGTTAATGAAGCACCTTGTTTCAATGTAATAGTATTGTAACCTAAACTAACAACAGGCAAGCGTGAAGTACCACGAGGCAATGTGGTTAATGTATAACGCATGATTTGCGTATCATTAGGAAATGCCTGAATGATAGGCATATTTTCAATTGCTTCACCATAAAATGCAGATCCTGATGGGTGATTTGGGTTATACAAAGTATAATCAATTTCATCATCTGCGAGTGAGAATTGTGTAATTTGAAAAGAACCATCGTTACGAGCCAATAATTCGCGGCCCTTTGTGGTTAAAATTGCATCTACTGTTACTACTGTAGGATTTAATATTGCCATTGTTTACTATTTGTTGTATATACTATAAATATGTAAAAAAATTAGGTTTTGTTATGGAAGGAACACAGTTTCATAATATAAAATATTAGATGGATCACTAGATATAGATCCACTACATCGTGCTACTAATCTATAAAATAATGAAGAACCAGGAATAGGAACAGAAGCTGTAAAAGGAGAAACAATAGAACCTGTTCCTATTGTAGTCCATGTATATTGATCTGGGGCACTTTGTATTGATATGCTACCTGAATATGTTCCGCAAGATCCTGTAATATATGAGAAGAATAAGCTACTACCATCATCGGTTATTGAGACTAAGTAGGGTTGACAACAAATTGTATTTATAGAAGCAGAAATAAAATAAAAATTAGATGCTGTTGGATTTAAAGTAATTCCATAACTAGAAGTACCTATCCATGAACTAGATAATAATAATATACTAGCAGAATTATAAACATATATATTATTTTGTTTATTATTTTCTGAGTATAAGTTTATATTGTATAAACTTGATGAATTTAAAGGAATAAAATTAGTATTTGAAAGGTAAGATATTCCTATATTTGTTTGTGTTTCTAAAGAAGATGATTTTACTATTTCAAAATAATATGATGGATCAGGATTAGATCCTGATATGAAAGTTGTATATTGTATTCCTATATTATCTGATGAAGTAGCATACAATGATGAAGAATAATCAAGTATAAGATTTGTTATAGAATATGGAAAAGATGCTACTAATACACTTCCACTAAAAAGACTTATTCTTATATCTCCTACTGTAACCCCAAAATCAGTAGATCCACTATCTACAGTATCATAAGCGCTAGCAGATATTTGCAAAGAAACATTTTGATAGATAGTTTCTGTGAGATTTGTACTATTGTCAAAATAAACAGCAGTATTAGATAAATAATAATATGTTAGATTTTGTGACATAAATTAGATAAGAGTATTTACAGATTTTACTATTTCACCTACTTTTGCTTTTAATTCACTAGAAGCATCAAATGGTATTAATACTGATTGTACTACTTCTTTAGTTCCTAAAGCTTTTCTTCCTTCTAATATAACTGAGGTTTCGTCTGGTTTTGGTCTAAGGATGGCAAAATTAGAAGCCATATTAGTTGATCCTGTTATAATAGAAGTACTTACCACGGCAGAATATGGGTATCCACTCGATGTTACTACTTCATAATATTCACCTGGATCTTCAAATCTTCCAAATTTTATTAAGTCTCCTTTTTCAACAGAAAAATTGTTTATAACAGAAGAATAATTTGGAGAAGTTCCTACAAAAGATGAACTGTAGAAATAAGAAGAAGCGGTGAAATTACTACCAGAAAAGAAATTTATAGTATCATTAGGTCGATATGTTGTTCCTATCGTAAAGAAAGGATCAACTGAAGTGTAATAACTATCATATATGTACTGGGTGGATCTTTCGTTTTGGTTTACTACCCCCCAATAGGCATTGTTGAAAGACATTTTAAAGGAATTAGTATCATTTCCATATATATTTTCAATATCAATAAAATAAAGAGATACCCTTACATAATCTCCTTCATTTAAAATATAAACAGGGATTGTTGGAAGAGTAAGAGATAATTTAACATTTCGTAGTGAAAAAAGTCTTAATGAATTATTAGATGAATTATATGTAGGATAAGGTGTTGTGGTTCCCGTATTTAGGTTAACAATTGTAGCATAGCCATCAGATACAATTGGGAATCCAGGAACGTTAGGATTTGGATTTGAGATGTTAGTCCAGTTGTTATTTTCAAATCCATTTTGATCTGTTTTTTCTACTACTACAGCAATTTTAAATGTTTTAGGGATTGCTTGTACAGAAAAAGTAAGATATACATATCTTAAATCAATTGATACTCCACCATGTATTTTATGAGGTCCCGATCTACTTACTCGAAATACATCATTAAAAGAAGAAGAAGGAGAAGGAACAAAAACCCCAGGAGGATCATTAAAAAACCCATTTGTAAAACTTAAAGTAGGGGAAAGAACATTACCTCCTATTCCTGTAAACTGGGGGCGGGTAAAATTTGTATAATTGAATATATCAAATCTATAGATATCTCCTCTGGCTTGTCCCGTAGCAAAACTAAAATTAGTAGTTGATAATTTAGGTATAGAATTGTAAGGCCAAGAAGATAATACAATTCTGTCTGCAAGAGTGTTTCTACCATTATATGTTTGGGTAGAATTTCGACCATTTACTATAAAATAATTTCCATATAGAGAATTATTTATTTCAGAATCAGGATATGCTACATCAGTAAAGGCAGGAACTTTTCTTACTTCATAAGTGTAAGTATTTGGATCTGTTTTTAAGAATCCAAACGGTACAGAAGCTGTATATAAAAAGTTATTAAAAGTAAAACGCATTATTTCTCCACTATCTCTATATATTACTGGGCTGAAAGAATATCCACTCTTCCATACTTGTTTTAAACCATCCCTTTTATTTTGATCCATGTCGGATATGAATACAATAGCAGGATTGTGTGATTTAAATATGTTTTGAACTTCAAACCAATTATTATTAGATGAATTTAATTCGTTTAGTTCATTACTAGAATTAATTAAATATTCTAAGTTTATTGGAGTTTTTCTATAGAAATTTAAACTTTCAGTTGAAACTGTTTTTATCCAACCTACCTTATAAGAATTACGATCAATAACAGCTGTTTTACCAAATGAATTATCTCCTGTAACAATAGTACGGCCATCAGATCCTGTGTAAGATCCACTTGTATATGTATTGTATAGTAAACTTGTTACTTTAGAACCATCATAACGAGATGTATTGTATGATCTTAAAGTTAAATATGAATCTTGTAGTTCAGCACTACTTGTAAGACTACCAGTAGTTCCCCAAATGTATTCAATGTGTTTTCTTATATTGGATTCTACACTCTTAGAAACATTATTTAATAATACGTTCCAATCTGAATGTAGAAATGAATTCATATTAATGCTTTCACTAATAGTATGTTGTGCATTCCAAACATCCCAATCCCCATCATATGGATTAAAATCATCTTTGAAATATTGATTAACATCAATTACACTTCCACTTAATTCACCAGTAAAGAACGGTTTTTTATCTCCAGATAAATCATTGTATAATTTACCATATTGTGGTGTTATTTCACCAATCTCATAATCAGCATTTTTAATATCTTCTTTAGCTGATTTAGGTACAGAATAAACAGCTTTGTTTCTTTCAAGTACTGGTGAGTTAATAGTAACACCTGTAGATAGACTTGTTCTTTCAGGAACAAAGTCATTCAACATTTTGAATAATGAATTATCAAAAAATTCAATTAATCTGATAAATCCATTGTAATCTAATAATGAAGCCGTAAATGGATTAAATCCTGGTACTCCGGTTTCAAAATATAGTTTGCGTTGAGCATCTAAATCAGGATATGATGCACTGTATTGTTGTCTTGGATCCCCAATATAATCGTCTAAACTCCATGTTGTTGTGTTAGAAGCAATAGATTTAGAAATATAAGTATCTATTTGTGTTTGAGGACTAAATGATATGTCTACATAATGTAAATCATCATCTCTAAATGCAGCAGATGCTGTAGGGAATGTCTGTAGGCTTAATTCAGGAGATAGTACACTACCTGTTATTAAATTAGATACAATTCTTACTTTATCATTGTTGTATCCATTAATTAATCCAGATTTAAGTGAACCACCAAATTCTTTTACATTCAATATACTAGCTGTAGCAGCGCTACCTGTTGGAGTATAAAATGATTCACTTCCTATTGTGTAATAGGTTTGGTTTGGAATACCGAATGTAGTCATTAAGTAATTCAAACCGGCAACAGTACCCTTGGTTTTTAATAATAAAGGTAAGTTATGGTAGATACGTTTATATAATTCTGCTACTAAATCAGCACGTGGGATATTATTTAAATAGCTACCAGTAATAGTAAAATTATTATCAAATACACTACTACCTGTGTTGGCACCAATTAAATATCCATCTACACTATTACCCGCTTGGCTATTATATAATTTAACACCTAAAGATTTTAATTGTTGATATACTAAATCTCTAGATATACCAACCTCTAGATTGTTGTTTGCTAAATTAATATCAGTAACTGATTTTAAATAAATCCAAATGTTGTCAAAATAATGACCAACCATGTTCAAGAATGTCAAGAATGGTTGGTTATTTCCATCATCCTTTATAAAGGCAGGAACAGCATATTCTAAATTATCATAATTAATTTCATCGTAATCTTCAGCAGACCCGGTTAAAGCATTGTACCAGTTAAGTACAGTTACTGAACCTGTTGATAATAATGTAAAAGGTTTATTTATACCTGATTTAGGCCAAGCATATGAGCTGGATTCAAAATATAGGTAATATTCATATCCATCAAATTGGGAAATAATATTATTAATACTTGATGAATATTGGTTTATATTAGTTTGTAAACTAGCTGTTGTAGCAACAAATGGAGTGTATTGCCTTATAAAATTCTGATAATCTTCAATTTCTTTAACTTTAGTGTAAAAATTAACTACACGTTGTTTAGCTGAGCTAAAGAATATGAAATTATCAAAATCAGTATAATCTACATTTATATCTATACTTTGTGTAGCAAGTAAACTTTGAATCTGACTGTATGATGAACTTTGTAATGATTGAAGATTAGATATTAAACTAGAATAAGTACCATATGTTGTAGATATGGTACCTTGATTTTCAATAGGAATATTAAAATTAGGTCCCCTTAATGTTGGTGGGGCTGGTGGGGTAATGAATTGATCTAAATTAATATCAAAAACATATGGAGTTGATTTTTCTTTAACTACCCATAATGTTTGTTTTTCTTGTACTGATAAAGGAAGAGGTTGATATAATTTAAATAAAATTTCGTATCCTTCTGGGTTTTGATCAAGAGCAACATTAATAGCTACATATTGTTCATTGTTTCCAAAATTTAATAAATGATCAATATGATAATCAACAGAAGATATAGTTTCATTTATACTATTAAATGTATCTAGAATATCTATATCAGATAGTATAATAGAAGATAATCTTATTTCAGTCCTATCTGGTGATATTTCTTTTATAAATAATGCTCTCTCAGATGGATTAGATATTACATTTTCAAATAAGTTATATCTGGTTTTAAATTCCCCTGTAGTATATCTTAAATCTTGAAGATCTTTAATAGGATCTATTTCAATTATAGGATATAAAGGAGGAAGTGGTGTACCTGGTATTTCAGATAGAGTTTGTGGGTCGAAAGAAGTTTCTGTGCCTTCAATGCTTGTTTGAGTTGTAAAATCTCCTGTTGTGTTAGGAACAGGTGTTAATCTAGGGGTTAATCCACTTCCAGTAGAAGGAAATTTATAGTTGAGATAATTAAAATTTGAATTTAATATATTTCCAAATACATCTTGTACATAATATTCAATGTAATCATTTACTCCACCAAAATTTTCTTTTAATGTTCTAGATTGAATTAGATTAGTGTCATTCGGAGAGTAACGTGTAACCGTGGTGGTACTCAATATATTTCCTACTATTCTTATATTATCTGCCATTACCTTCTAATTTGATTAAGATCATTTAATGCTGTTTGAGCATCTAATACTTGTTGTCTTAAAGATGTAATTTCATCAAGCAATGCTTGGATATCGTCTTGATCTATAATTACACCTAGATATTCTGCTTCTTTTTGTAAAATAAATCTATGAGAATTTGTATCTCCTTCTTTAGGAATTTGATAAAATAATTGATCGTATAATTCAAAAAAATCATCAATAGTAAATGAAGGTGTTTCTTCTTCAGTCTGTTGGTTTAATAACTGACTAAACTGAGTATTAATTACTCTTCCATATTGATCTTTATCAAATACCTGTTTTTCTATAGGAATTTGAGACATTATCTTACAACTTTAAAATAATAATTTTCATCAAATACTACTGTTTCACCATTATCTAGTATAGTTTTAATTAATACTTTATAATAGCGTTCTGGTTCTAAACCATTCATGTACACACTGAAATAGCTGCCACTTGGGTTGCAACTAATTTTAGTATATATAGTATCATAATCTACGACAATTTCTTCAGTATCCAAATCTTTTATTGACCAATATGAAGAAGAAGGTAAAGCATAATTTACTAAAGCATATCCAAAGGATGATGTTTGGAATGTTCTAGGAGGATATTTAGCTCTTACTTTAACATCAAAACGTTGAACTGAATCTTGCTGATACATTTGTTTGTTATTGCCTAAACTGGCATAATATAAATCAGAATCCATTACTCCTTGTGTTCCTGAATTGTATGTAAAATCATTCCATCTAATTTCAAGAGCAGGAGGATAAATAGTATGTGTATTTCCTGAAAAATATTTAGTTTCAAATTTAGAAGCAGTAGTAAATTCTATTGAGCTGCTGTATTTTAAAATAAAACCATAATTTGGTATCACATTGGTATAACTAGCACTTACAGCATTAGTTACTTTTAATTCAATATCTTTAGTAGATTTTTGAGTAAAAGACTGAGTAGCAACATATTGGGAACCAGTCCACCATAAACCACCACCTATATTAGATCCAGATTGGTATGAACCTGTTTGTCCACTAGGAAATGCTAATGGATTAAACCATACACCACTTCCACTTTCTTGTGTATATCCCCAACTAGCTCCATCTGTGGTGATAGGTAGATTGGCGGCTCTTCCTGTACCCACATTCCAATCTAAAGCCAATGGATGACAGAATACAGTGTAATTTAAAGGAATAGCTGAAGCATTAGCTAAATATAATTTTAAATAGCAATCAAAGCTAGCAGTACCTACCTTATTAGCAAATATATCATTTATTTCGTCCGTTGGGAATTTAATAATAGGACGAGATACTTCATTAGTGCCACCTATAGATTCAAAAGTGCTAAGCTCTAAAATCTCATCCAATCCAGTATTCATAGCTGGATAATATGAGAAAAGTGTAGCGGTTTTTTCAGGAAATATTTTATAAACTGCCATAATTTACATGATTACTACATATAAATATGACAAGTTGTTGCTTTTTAAGCTAACAAACTATAATATTCTTTAAAATGCTTCTGGCGGTCAGGTAAACCAATTGTACCACCATTAACACATTTTGTAACAGCTAGTACAGAAGCATCAGAAGCATCTTTACATCTACCTAAACAGTTCTTAGAAAAAAACCAAGCAGCAGATAGTAATGGGTATTTTGTAGCAACTAAATCAGGATTAGCTACAATATCAACACCAATTGCTTTACCAAATGCAGTGTAATTTTGTTTACCTGTTAATTGGATATAACCACGTCCGCGGAATTTAAATCCTTCACCTGATGCTTCATCACCATTTCCCATACGGTTACCATAAACACGGTTAGCTATTTTTTCAGGTTTACGTTGATATTGTTCAGCTAAAGTGGGAGTTGGGAAATATTTTTTAAATATACCCTGTAATCCTTTAGCACTATAATTTAAATTTTCATTTACAACACGAAACCCACCTGATTCATGACCACATTGAGCTAAAAAGTGAGCTAATTCTACTGGTGTATCAATACCAAATTTAGTCATTACTTCGGGAATTTGAGCAATTACTGAGTCTGGGATGTGTCCTTTTAATTTTTCTAGTTTCATATTATTTTAGATTTTTAAATTACATAAGGTACTATTCTTCCTTGAATATCTAAATCAGGGAATCTAACTTCAAATATACTTGGATCTATTGAAGGATAAATGTTACCCTGTCTTGTAGCCCCAGAAATATCATAAGCATATTGAGAGTAATTACCTCCATATTTATTTATAATTTCAACTTTAGTTACGTTTTGTACACCTTTTACTTGTAAAAGTTTAGAAGTAATATCGGAAAGGATTATTGGTTGATTAATATTCCATTTTTCAATATTAAAATGGTCTTTTAATCCTAAAATACAATTAGTAAGTACATCATTTCCATTATACCCACTAGCTATTACAATATCAAAATTAACACCAATGTTAATATAGAATGCATCTTTAATATTAACAGCGTCTGTAACCATTCTAAATTGGTTAATATACGTTGCTAAGTTAGATTTTAATGTAGTAGCAGCTTGGATTAAATTTTTATTGGAATCATATGCTAAAATATACATATCCAAAGATAATGGGTTACGACCTTCAGTAGTTGCTACTGTAGGTGTTGGTATCATTTCCATGGCCATGTCTTGTGTAACATATACTTTAGCTATTGAGCCATAATCAGAAGGTAAAGATAATGCTCTTACCATATAATCCTCTCTAGTTACAGCACGTAACTGAGATTGGTAAGCATATAATGCGTTATTGCGAATTTCTTCAATTTGATCACCATTTCTACCACCAGCAGAAGGTGAAGGATTAGTTACAGCTAAACTATTTAAAATACTAGTAGCTAAAGGTCCAGTAACTCCGCTAGGAAAAGAAGCACTAGAACTAATTATAGTAGTTATTGTATTTGAAGCTACATTTGATGTTATTCCTCCACCTACAAGATATCTAACAGTAATATCACTGCTTGGAGCCAAACCATATTCTTGTGTATAAAATACGGAAGCCTTATTAAAATTATTGTATAAATTAGATATACCTGGTACTAGTCCTAACTGGATGTTATCAGGATTAGGTAAAATGGTGTCATCAGTCTTATTAGAAACACCAGCACCGAATTCTAATTGTAATGAATTATCTGATAGAAAGCGAGATACATAACGACGAGGTACTCTTTTTAATTGTACTAGATAAGGTACACCATCGCTTCCAGAAGTTGGATTTTCAACTTTATCAAATATTGTAGACTGAGCTAAATAGGGTATTTCATACCATGTGTTTCCTTGAGTATCAATTGCATCTAATATCTGTAATATGTTTGTATCCGATATAGCAGCAATTGAGAATTTTTCTGGAGTTGTAAATGGTAAAGTAATTGATTTAATTTCAGCAGATATTGCTTTAACTGATTTTCTAAGTAGATAGTAATTATTATCTACAAATGAAATTGACATACTACTTGTATCTCTAAAATCAACTTTTTCCGTAGTTAAAAATTTAATACCACCGTTTGTTGTAGCATTAAGTTGAGCATTTTCTGCTATAACTAAAGCATAATTATAATCAGGTTGTAATACTCCTCCTGATCCTGTTGATGGTATTAATTGGTATACATCTATATCAGTTGTAGAAGCATAAGATACTTTAGGGCGATATCCTAACATATAAGACATCGCAAGTAAATTCTCTTTTTCTTTAGCGTATAATAAAAAGTTTTCTTGTACTTGAGTGTCTAAATAAAATGACATTACATCACCTACATAAGATGACATTTCTATAAATAAATTTCCTGGGGTTGCTTCAGTGAAGTCATTATAGACGGTTGGAAAGTAGGTTTTAGCATAGTTTACTAAACTAGCTTTAAACTCAGGAAAGGTTTTATTTAAATATGATATATTATTATCTGCCATTTTATATAAATTGTACTGTGACTTGATCTGGTTGTTGAGATATTCTCATTTTATATTTAACTGTAACTGATACCGTATTATTATCTGGTGTGCTAGTATCAACTAACACATCTGTGATTTGGACTTCAGGTACAAATATAGCTACATTAGTATTAATTAAATTTTGTATAGCTTCTACAATATCTTCATTTATACCTTCAAATAGTACTGTACCTAAATCAGCACCAAATTCAGGATTCATTATTCTTTCACCTTTATTAGTAAGTAAAAGATTAATTAAATTAGATTTAACCTGATCTTTAGTACTATATGTACTGTTAAATGGTCCTGCAGGGCCATTAAAAGGTAAAGACACCCCAATAGCAATATTGCCTTGTAAATCTAAAGGATTGACACGTACTGTTTGAGGTATTGGCATATTATCCTAAATTTCTTAATCCTGATTTATCTTGGGGAGTCATATTTGCAGCGGCATCACTAATAAATGCTAAATATGGATTAATTTTATCACCAGTTGATGGGTCAACAGCATCTATTACTTTTAAATCATTGCGTTGAGGTTGTTGAAATCCAAATTCAGCTCCCATTTTAGCCATTAATGATTCGCGAACACTTCCGGCTAATGGATTAATATCATTACTAGTAAAGTTTACTGTTCTACCTTCACTGATCTGTTGTTTATTTTGTTTACTTAATACCTCATTGAGGATACCAGGTAATTCTTCACGAACAGCTTCAGCTACAGCTTCTTTAATTAATTTTTTAAATACTTTGATGTTCATATAAATAAATATTTAACCTTGTAAATTTTGTTGATCTATTACTAATTTTAATTGTTCTATTAAATCGTTGGGGTCTAATGTAAATGAGGCATCACTTTTTAATTGTTCAATATTTTGCTTATTAATAGCCACAGCGAAGTGGCGTTTATTACCTCTTACTTCTAATTTAGGATCTTTTTCTTCACGTAAAGCAAATTTAAATCCTTTATATTCTCCATAATCTGTACCAAAAGCAACTGGGGTTGGTGTTGCTAGATTATCTACTTGTCCATTAACATTTAATAATTGAGCTTTATAATCTTGTAATATTTGGATTGCTTTATCTAAACTAACAATTATGGTTGGTAATAAAGCACTTAATGCTAATACTATTTTATTTGCTTTTTCTAATAATTGAACAATTTTTGTTATAACATTTACCGGAATACCTATACCTGGGGGGACAGAAGTAGGAATGGGGATAGCAGATAATATTGAAATAATAGTACTAAATATATTTATATAAATTGTTACTCTTTGAAGTTGTTCATTAATTTTATTTATCTTATCTTCATTACTTTGTATTACTCTCAGAGCATTATCTCTAGTTATTTTAGCATTATCTAATTTAACCTGATCTCCCCCAGATTCATTTGCTTCTGTAATTATTCTGTTTGTATTATCTACTAATTTTTTAATACTATCATTTTGAGCAATAATTTCAGATATTTTATCTGTTAATAATAAAGTTAAAATAGGAACTAGAGTTTTTTTAGCATTTTGAATAACTGCTTTTCTTTTTTGTTGTCTTGATTTTCTTTTTTCAGCTTTAGTTCTTGATTTGAGTTTTGCTCTGGCTTCTTTACGTTTTTTTACTTTTTCTTTTAATTTAGCAAAAGGATCTTTTAAAAATTTATCAATTGCTTTTTGATTATCTTCTTTACGTCTTTGGAGATTTTCTTGAAAAGCAGTATAATTTATATTTTCAACTGCTACTGCAATATCATATTCTTCTTTATTTATTTCGGGAGGAACAGTTACTGTTTGTCCGTTTTCTATTTTCTTACCGGGGGTGTTTTGTCTTTCAAGATCAAGAAGAGTAATATTATGTCTGATTTCAGCATCAATCCCTTCTTTGATTAATGATGCTTTTTCTTCAAGTAATCTAGCTAAGGTAGATTGAGTAGCAGATGTTATTATTTTTTGTTTAGCATTATCTTTTATTTGATCACCAAATGCTTTAATGCTTTCTGAACTTTTTATGTTCTTTA